CGAGATATGCAGACCAAAGACCTGCAATTCGTTTGTGGTTATAGTAAGGATGTCCGTACACGCTTCCACGCTGTTGGATCGTAGTAATGACCTCATCTAACAACTGCTCAGTTTTTGTCATAATCAAAGACTTCATCTGATTGCTGCTTGTTGTTAATCATTCTGCGGTGCATATCCCAACCGATTGCCCTGCCACGCCAATACGCACGATTGTAAATTTCGGTTTGCCATAAATTAACTGCGTAGGCCAATAAGCCTGTTGCTATCATAAACCATAAAATGGTTACTCCGTTGATTTTCATTTTGTTGCCCACTCCCTTATTTGTTTAGGCATCGCAACCGGATTTCGGTCATCGATTACTGTATACGTTGCTCCTGACGGATGAATTGATGGTGCAGTTGCAACATAACCTTTCCATTTGATGTCAATACCATCGTTTAACTTACCTCTAAATACATCAGATTTATTGGCTGTGTAATACAGGTGTAAGCCATCACCAGTTTGAACTGTATATGTTGGCTCAAACTCAGGCAGCAATTCACCACCATTGCGATAGTCAATGTCAAATACAACCAAGCCTGATTGATAACAGGCTATACCAATGTTGATATTTTCATCATAGTCAAACCAAAAGTTAATTAGGTTTTGATCTGTGGTGGCTGATAAATAAGCCCTTTGAGCCAAGTCAAAGTGCGGATCTTTCTTGCATGGCAACAATGGCAAAACTGCCCATCCTCGCTGTGCATAATCTAAGGCTTGGCCTCGATTATTTGTATCTAATAACATGTCGCTCCCTACATATCCACAGTATCTCTGTGAATACATAAAGTTTGACCTAGATCAAGTCTTTTATCTACCTGATCTCCGGCGTGTTCTATAACAATTAGATAACGCCAAGATCCTCAAGTTCATCGATATGATCATCAATCGTGCGGTCGTTATAGTCTGTTTCACGCCCCATAATACCTTTTATTGTATCCGAACGATCCGTCATGGTTCACAGGCACCAATTCGACTGAATGACCGCCTTTACCAAAAGAAATCACTACAAATCCCATATTCCAATCGGCTGAGGCATATTTAAGATAGGAGGCTTTGTTTTTCATGTCCATAAGATGACCGGCCTCAATGCCCCAAATCGTTGAATAACGGCCGTTTAAGCCTGTTTGGTGCCTTGTAGCACCCTGCCTATGGGTATGGCCACAAACAACGCTGTTACCCCACTTTTTGGCAAGATTTAGGGCAGTTATACCTGCATGCTTAGACATAACCCCTTCATCACCATGAGCCAAGAAAAAGCCACGCTCAAATTCATACGCTCGCTTATGGAATCTAATGCCAAGATCTGAGTACGCCATAAACTTTTCAAAGACTAACTCAGGCAATCCTAGGAGGGATGGTGCGCCTTTTAGTAATGTGGTAAATAATCGATCGGTATGGTTAGATCTAATGATGTCAGTTGTTCCTAGGTCAAAAAGAATCTCTTGGGCAATTGATCGCTCTTGATCTAATGTTTCTGTAAATTCAGTTTTAGTTCCTTTTACCCAACGGCTTTGAGAAGTCATATCCAGTTCATCACCAACATTTAACACAAAGTCAAACTTTTCGTGCTTGCTCATTTTAATGAGATTAGATACTGCTTTTGGGTGATGCAAAGGAATCTGCAAGTCCGGCGTTATAAGATACCTACGATTGGCTTTAATCTTCATCCTCATCGTCAGTTGGATCTATGGATGGGATGATCCCACCATCGCCTACAATCCAATCAGGAAAAGTTTTATGTTCAGTCATTAACCAAAAAGCGTGCTCAGGTGTAAATCCTGCTTTTCTGGCTGCTTTGTAACATTCGTGTAATGCGGTGTAATGCTGATCAATCTTTGTTAATGGTTCAGGAGATTGGCGAACGACACGACGATTGATCTTTTTGCGTTTGATAGGTTTTCGAGTGTTCGCCATAACAAAAATTATCGCTTACTGATTAAGACAAACAGATCATCGACACGCTGTTCAAGTCGGTTCATTTGATCTTTTATTGATGAGCCTCCGTTTGGTTTTAACTCATTCAAATAAGATTTAATAAGAAAGCGAACTCCCATGAATAAACTTGTTGATATTCCGCATACGCCAACGGCTATACCAACCCATTCGTTGGCCGTCATTTCGCATTGATTCCATAATCAGCCTCTTTGCCGGACTTTGGATCAAGTGCTTTGGCAATAGGTGCAACAATTGCTCCAAGCAAAGTTGCGTAGGCTGGATGAATGTCTGCCACGATAGCGAGTGCAACAGTAATTCCTGAAGCAGCAACCGCTCTCATATATGACTTGATTGCAGCCTTATGTTTGTTAGATAGTTTCATGCGTTGCCTCCTAGTAGTGGGATGTTAAAGAAATCTGAATTGTTATCTTGATCTTTTTTGAAACTTACATGAATATGATGCAAGTGGGGATTGCCTTTATACGATCTCCAACGCCATCCGAACAATGGGGATGCAATACGGCTTTGATGAATTACATAACTGATGCGACCATTGGTTTTCCCATATGATCGAATTTGATCTGCCAAATATGCTGAAAGCCCTTTGTCGTCAGAAAGCCAAGCGTCAATATCAATTGCCCGCACGCATCCTGTTGCATCTGGATTGTGGTCGCTCTTTCGTGTGCTATGTCTAGCATCACCAATCCACCCATCAGATTTACGGCTACGCTCTGGGAAGGAATCATCGATCTGCTCTCTTAATTGAACTGCAGATTTACTGAGCCAAGGTTTCATTACTCAGGTTTAGATGGGAAAACGGCATCCAAAGGGTCAGACACTAAATTAGGCAAATCTCTTAATTCTTGTCGATAAGATTTCCAAGCATCTTGATTTAATGGGCTATCTGCTAAAACTGTCCAATCGCAAGCCATAAGTAATTTATCTCTTTGTCTGCGAAGTTCTGCCCAATACCAATTTTCATCCGGATTTTCTGGGTTGAATCTTTCAAATGGGTTAAAGTTCATGTTACATCCTCACGATTGTTGCGGTTGCATTAAACTTGTAGGCAGTAGTAGCACCTGCGCCACTTGTTCTTGCTTGTGGTAAAATGGTAACGGTTTGGCTAGCAGTTGCCGTTACAAGGAAACTACTTGTTAAAGTGTAATCACCTGCTTGATCTCCTTCACCCCATTGGGAAACAAAGTTATTAGGTGATGCGGCTGTTGCTAAAAACAAAGTGGCCGTTCCACCAATAACGGTAAGTGCTGCCGAATAAGTATATGAAGCAGATATATTAGTTGTCGTAACGGTGCTTACTAGATAAGTTCCCGCACCTAGTGTCAAAGTTAATGTTCCAGATGAGTTGGCCGCTGTAATGTTTGTTGTATTTCCAGAACTTGTGCCTGTTGAACCTGCATTGCCGACAGTTCCGCTATTGTTAGGCGGATTAAATACGTCCCATTTATAACCAACTGCTTCATTTGAACCAGCGGCAGGAGTTGCCCACTTTAATCCAGTTGCTTCGGCACTATCAGCAGTTAAAACAGTTCCATTTGCACCGACTGCTAATCTTGCAGGTGTATCAGCAGCAGTTGCTGCAATAATATCTCCTTTGGCATCTACAATTGCATTTTGAATTGCATTCGCATCATCGGAAGTTGCCCAAGTTGGCACGCCTCCAGCAACTGTTAAAACTTGTCCAGTTGTTCCGATTGCAAGTCTTGTGTTTGTGTTTGCTGTTGCTGATCTATAAGCAATATCGCCAAGCGTAGTTTCTGGGTTTAAGTTTTTAGTTGTTGTATCAATAGATGAACCAAGTGTGCGAATGGCTGCTGCGCCATCCTTAACCAGATCTGTGTCATCCGGTGTTTCCCAATTGTAATTCGTAGTGTTTGCCATATTAGGCTACTGCTCCAATCGCATTTTCCCATGTAAGTGTACCACTTAGAGTGTTCCAAGCCTCTGAGGCTGATACTTGCTCCCATTGTAAAGCAACAGTTGAGAATTCGATCGGACTCAGATTTATGGTTAGAAATAGTTCGTTGAATCTAGTACTCCAACGCCAGCCTTCAACATACCCCTCAAATTGTTGAGTTGGTGCTATTTGAACAGGCAAGTCTGTTATTCGTATTGGCTGACCAATAAAGATCCCAAGCAAGGCATCTCGGTCAGCATCATCTATGTCTGAATTAATTATTGGAAAAGTTATGCTATCGAATAAGGCTCTTGGGTAGGATCTAAGGTCAATAAAGCGATCGGCAACTGCTTGAGCATCGGTGGCATCATGCAAAACTGTGTTGAGGGTCTGGCCTCTATAACCAAAGATTTCAATGCTGTCTAAGTCTGTTGCGCTTTCCTGTGATCCGAAATTATTGCCATAATTGATAAAGACTTCATTTCGAACATCTGCTCCCCTAATCAAAACCTTTAATCCTGAGCCAATGGCTGTGTTTGCTGAAATTGTTGTGTAACCATTATTGGCAAGATAATTCTGTCTATGTAAAGCATCGGCATACCCAATCCGACCCTCGCTGTCCTCATACAACACACCAAATGCGCTGTCAGCAATAAGGCTTGCAATATTGTAGACAGTATCGGGATTTGCGCCTCGATTGGTAATTTCATAAACCCCAGGGCGATCAATCTCGCCAAGTCCTAAGTTTTCAGCATTTGCCCAAGTAACTGTTGGATCATAACCTGACCAAGTTTCCGCTGCTGGTACTTCATTCCAATTGTTCAAAAATAGATCAGCAAGCAATTCAAACATTTGATCGCCGTCATCATCTCGAGCCAATGTGCTGTTGTAGATAACCTTTGGTAATTTAGCCAATGAACCTAGGGCAATAATAGTATATGCAAAAGTTTCTGTCATGCTACTTGCTGAAGCAACCTCTGCTGTGATGTCTGTAATGTTGCCACCAAATAAAGTCTTAAAAGTGTTTGTACTGTCTTTAATTTGAAGGGTTACTCCATCATTAACTTGTAAATTATAGTT